TCACATACCTTACCAGGCATGAAGCATCCAAATATAGTTGCTCCTACTATTGCTAACTGGAAAAAGATTACAAACCTAATAAGGTCAATAACCCTATCCTTACTACTGTGGGGGGATTTGTTCACGATAATTTTGCTTAGGATCTTTAAGACCTTTAACAGGTCCAGAGCTCTTAGGCCAGTTATTAACTAACTGTATATAAATTTCTTCTCTCACTACCTGTCTGATTGCTTCTATCTTAGCATCCTCTCTCTTCTGAGGACCACCCTGCATCTTATCAATCTGGTGATTACCACCAACTATTGCACCAGTTCCTACAACTGCTGCTGCTGTTACTCCTGATGTAACCTTTTGTATGTCCACTATCCCTCAGTTAAAGTACCGTACTGTCTACGAATCTCACGTAGTTCTTCAAAGTTTTTCTGCTTAGTACCACCATCATATGCCCATGCATATCCCTGAGATATCATCTGTTCGTTAATACTCTTTTTATTATCACCAATGTATAACCAACCAAGAAGTCTTCCATACTTACCAACACCACCTTTGAGTTCAGTTCTAATAGTAAGTTCGTCATTCCCCTGAATAGTATTTTCTAATTGTTCCTTTAACCAATTAGTAGCATCTATTCCCAATGCTTTCTCTTCTAAATCTCTTGTTCTCTTTTCAGGAGTATCAACTCCTGCAATTCTTACCCGTTCTTTCTTGTATAAATCGAATCCAAGATCGATTAGAACATCTATCGTATCCCCGTCTAATACTTTTACTATCTCCGTCACTCGGAAATTGTAACAAGACTTCGGGCTTGGGGGTGTCATTGCTCCCATCATCATACTCCATAAGTGTATTATTTAGCATTTCTTCAACTGGAGTTCTATTCCTCTCTGACTCCCAGTTCCTTACGTCCTGAATCATCTGATTCACATTCAGGGGGGAGGTGACTATGTACAACGGGGTTAGGATTCCAATCATCATATTTAAATATCCAGTATATGGTAACACATACTCCTATGAGAAGTAAAGCCAACATAATATTTATTGACCAGACTACTTCACCCATACCCAAGTATTATCGTAAGTGCACATTGGTTTTGTTATATTATTATCCTTTCTAAAATCATTCACAGCAACTTCAACATCTTTACAATCCCAATCATGTCCAGCAAAAATACCACCATCCTTAACTTTTGGATACCACACATCCAAATCATTCTTTGCTTGTTGTCCTGTCAAATAGGCATCTAGAAATATAAAATCTAATGAGTCATCATCAATATATTCTGCTGCTTCATTACTATCCATCTCATGAAAACGTATCTTATCTTTATGTCCAGAATATTCTAAGCGATGATAACATACAAGTTTAATAAAATCTATATCCTTTTTATCATATACAACAGAAGGTTCATTAGCATTATAAACACCTGGAGAAAGATAATCATTATAGGGTTCATAAAAATCAACACCATGCAAAGTTTTAATGTTTGGACAGTTATGAAGCATCGTCAAAAAAGCATCACCTTTCCATACTCCAATCTCAGCACCAACTAAATTATCACCATGCACAGTAATTAATGGTATTAAAGCTCTTACATCAGTCTGTAAGTTATTATCAAAGTTATAAAAATCACTCATCACTATTAACTGATGAAATAGTTACAAAATTTGCTCCTTTCATTATCTGTTTAATAAACTCAGGAACAACCCATGATACATCAAAACTTGAATCTTGCCCACCCCATCTCTCTACAGGCACAATATTAAATGCAAGAGAATGTCTTAGGGTATCTGCTTCATGAGTCATTATCTCATGTTCAAGATGACTTGGAAATAATAAAAGTTGTTTTGGTTGAGGTTGATAACACCACATATTGGAATTTAATTTATTAAAATTTTCAATATCCAAATCAGCAAAGTTAATATCAGGAGCTCCTTCCCATGGATTATGAAAAGCTATACCTGCAGAACCTTCTGGATATTCATCCTGAAAATAATAAACTCCACTCCAAAAACTATTTCTATGTTTATGTTGTTGAGATCTTCCTCCCTTCTTAGTATAAGTAACCCAAGAAGTTGATATCATATATTTTTTTCTTCTATATCCTAAATACTCTTCTGCAACATTACTAAATTTATCTAAAAAAATATCTCTAATCCTTGGATATTTTTCCAATACTCTTTTACCACCACCATCAGGAGTGATATTCATATCGTTATTATATTGATCAATCTCCTTTAAAACATCAGTTGTATACTGAGCAGCAGTAAAATCATTAATATTTTTTAAATCCTCAGTATCCTCACTCAATATCATTGAGATTACAGGAGTTGGAAATAACTCCTCTACATTATATTGTTGCATAATAAGAAAATTAAATTTTAATCTCTTTGTCTCCAGTCATCAGACCGTTCATTATGGAACCAGTCTACCACATCTTGTGGATCTCCGAAACCCCTACGATGATGAGTTGAATCGGGGTCTCCAATGTTCAACTCATTCAGAAAAGAATCGGTAGGATTTGTAGACATTCTTCTTGCAGTATTTAGCATACCTCTTGCTGCAGTATTTGCTTTAGCTAATTTCTCTACCCATATCATATCTTCTAAACTAACTTCAACTCCAGAACCTATATCTTTACAGATTGCTGTTAACCTTAAACGATATTGTGTCGATAGCATAAGCCTCCTATCATTTATGTTTATATCTATGAGGGTTTCTAGGTGCATCTATTGAATACACTGCTATGGGTAAAAACATTACCCAACTGAATAGAGCAAGAGTATTCATATTCTGCCCTACCCATTGAGTGAGATTACTTAACATGTATTACTCCTTTCATACCAGCACCCTCATGAGGAGCACATTTGAAATCATAATCTCCTGCAGTAGCAAACTTAATTTCTTGTGTCTGTCCAGGAGTAAACATCAATGACTCTCTAGATAAACTTGCAAATTTATCAAAGATGATATTATGAGGAGGTAATGCATTATTAACAAAGGTAACTGTCTCACCAGCATCAATAGTAACTTCATTTGGTTCAAAGACTAAATTGCCTCCAGAACCCATTTGTATCTCAGCAGCATATGCTGTTGATGCTAATGAAAAGGAAAGAAATAATGACGTAAGCATTATTGTAAGTCTGCTCATCCACCACATAATCTCATGTTTTAATTCGTTGTTCTTCATTTTAGCATCCTATTGGAATTCCTGCAAATCTAAGTCTAGAGATATTATCTACCTCTTCGTTATTACAGTAGTCAACAAAATGAGGATGCACCTGTAGCTCTGGTACATCCTCTTTGCTGTGTTCTATTGCTTCGTATGCACTCATAGCATACTCACATATTTCATAATGATGTTGTTGTAAGTCGTGATAACCTACGGTGTAATGTCTTTGTTGAGTCAGGGGCATGATTCTTCAATCCCGTACTACCAATATTTATAGCACAGATTGGGTAATTTTGCCTAGTTCAGTGTGGACATCCTGACTCTGTTAGAGTATCAACGCACCAATAACAAATCCTTTTGCAAAAGCAAGACAAAGCATCTGATAGTCAGTCAGTTCAAACTTATCTTGTATCTTTTTTGCCCATGCCTTATCCCAATCTTTAACTTTAGTAAAAGTTTCTTTTAAATTAAAGTTCCACATACTCCTCCTCTTCCGCAAAATTTAATTTAATCCCCTTAAGAGATAAAAGAACTATCTTTGTCTTAGTTAATTCTTCACTATAAAAAATAACTGGATCTTTTAATGATGGATCTCCACTCATTTTTTTTCCTCAATTGGGTTACCCAAAGACAAATAATTAAGTTGAGTTCTAAGGAAAGTAATTTCCTCTTTCAACTCTTTTTTTTCTATTTTTAGTTGTTCGATTTCTTGCTCGTAAACAATAATCATTTGTTCTAATCGTAGGACATCATTCTCTAAATCCCAACGTGGTTTGGGATATGGATTATTCATTTTCCTAATTAGTTAGTTATTTAATGTCTTCTTCATATTCATCTACACATGCATCACTAAAGTTTTCTGCTAAATCTCCACCTAAATCTGCACCCTGATTCATTCCAATCATCGACGCAGCACCTGCCAAAACCCAACCAACAAAAGGTATAGAGGTGAGATTAGAACCAACAGAAGCACCAACGCTACCGCCGACCATTCTTCCTGTTGATTCTCCACCACCTCGTGCCTTGATACACTCAATTGTTTTGGCACTAATCTTCTTTTCACCATCACCCGTTAATCCTGATGGATCTATCCATGAAGTTCTAGTAGAGACTGGACCGTCATGATGCTCTGCACCATCCATCGTATACTGTTTTACAATTTCAGTAGGTTGACCTTTACTAAACCATCCACCTTTACCAGGTATAGTCTTACTGGTACTCATAACTAAAGGATCGTTTGCTCGATAGTTAATAGCATACCCTTCTTCATTTGCCTGAACACTATAAGAAGTGTAATCATTCACAGGAATGTTAAGTTGAGGAAATTTACTCTCTGGTTTTTTGTTGGCAATAATACCAATCATACCCACATGAGAAAGACCAAGCACTCCACCTAATCCAATCGCAATCCATTTTTTATAATTTAAATCTTTCATTTCCATAATGTAACCTCCGTTCTACATTTTGTATGGTTCTGTTTTATCGTCAACAGTACTTATTTTAATAGGTGCTTGCTCAATTTTAATTGTTTGAGTAGGACCAGTCTGTGATGCTTTTTCGATTAACAACTCAAGATCTTTCTTGCTGATGCCACCACCACCATTACCACCATTGCTATTACCATTACCATTCATCTTCATAGTTCCATCACCTTTCTTAGATGCAGTTTGAATTCCGAAGCTAGCTAAAACTCCTGTAAAAACTGAAGCTATAAAAGTTGGATCTATTTTTTGTTGTGGTACACC